ATCAATGTCAGGGTGCCGACCGCGTTCGATCTTCCCGACGCCAGTTGCTGGACGGCGAGAACGATCTTCCTGAGATCCTTCTCGGAAAGGCCGGGGACGTAGACCGTCATTGCGTGCCGTTGGTGGTGATGTCGGGTTCGACCCCGGCCAAGAACGTCCAGACGGTCGCCGCCGGGATCCGGACCTTGAAACGGGAGTAACGGGTGTCGCGCATCATGTCGCAGCGGCCGGTTCGCTGGCTGACGGCGACCTCGGTTCCCGAGGTGGCCGTCAGCAGCTGGGTATCGCGATAGGAGGCGGAGCCGTAATGCGTGGCGGCGTCGGTCACGGCGCGAAACCCCCGAATGGTGATCCGCAGGCCATCGGTGCCCTGCTCGGAACTTTCGACGGTGCCCTCGAGATTGGCGCCGGAGAAGAACCCGAGCGTGCCGGTTTCGTCGAATTGTCCGAGCTGCGGCTGAACCGCCGTGGCGTAGTCGTCGAGCGAAAGCGTCATCGCGTCGATCGAGCCGGCGACGATTCAGCCCGACGCATAGGCATTGACGTAAGCCGAGCCCTGCAGGTCGAAATGACTGCCGTCGATGACGGTTATCTTCCAGTTGCCGTTGGCCTCGGTGGTGCCGCCGACATCGTCGATGGCATAGATGTTTCCCGTGCTGAGCGTGGCGGTCGAGGCGACGGCGATCCGGATCAGGCCGGCGCCGTTGTTTGCCGCTCCGGTGATCGCCATTTCCCCGGGCGCGATCAGGTCGAGGCTTTCCAGCGTCAGCCCGGTCTGCGAAACCCCGAGCAGGAATTGCCCCGACATCGATACCGGGAACCAGCGATCCAGCTGGTAGTCATAGCCGAGAATCGAATCGTACAGCCCGGCCGCGCCCGACACCGATTTGTAGGCCCAGTAGACCCGCGACGATCTGGGATCCGCGGCTCCGATGAACAATTGCAGGTTGCCCTTGTCGAGATCGGCCAGGAAGCTGCGGTCGACGCGCTCGCGGCCGATCTGGGTCGGCAACCCGCCAGGCGGGATCATGTGAAAACCCTGCCCGGCATGGAAGAAGATGTTTTCGCCGGCCCGGATGATCGAATAGGGCGCGAACAGTCCCTTGTCCTGCGAAATCCGGTCGATCTGGAAGATCACCGGCGAGCCGACCACATAGGCCATCGACCGGATCGCCTGGTCCTGGAAGATGATTCCGGACTGCGAGCCGCCGGCCACGCCCCGCACCAGGCCGCCGTCGGGAAAATCCTGATAGTCGGAAGAGTTCACCCCGCTGGTCCAGCTCGTCGCCGCATTGAAGCTGTTCAGCCCCGACCATTGGATCCGGTAGGGCGTCGACAGCAATCCCGACAGCACCAGAAAGCCGCCGACCACCGTGATGTAGGCCGCCTGCGGCGGAGCGCCCTGCGCATTGACGAAGCTGGTCGCCGACGACAGGTCGAACACCTGAAGCACGACATTGGCTTGCGTTGCGAACACGAAATCGCCGGTTTGCGCGAACTGCCATTGCGCCGTCGAACTCAGCACGCTGTAGGAACCGCCCGCCAGCGAAACGTCGGTCCAGCTGAAATTGGTGTTGTCGAGCTGGTAGAGTTTTGACGCGGTGCCGGCGAAGGTGACGACGGTACCATCCGATTTCAGCGCGTAGAACGCACCGCGGCATGGCGCAGGCAGCGCCGCGGTGTAGGCCGCAAAGCCGGGAAACGGCCCATAGCCGTCGCCGCGGGGAATCACGTTCAACACGTTCCTGGTGGCGGTGCCTTCATAGTCCGACACGTCCGGAGCATAGGGGCCAGCGGCGAGCAGAGGCATCAGGTCGGCACCGTCGGTTCAGGCGTCCAGGTCGTGGCGGGCACGTTCGCCGGAGTCCAGGGATCCCCGGCCGCCGATTGGGCGCTCCACGAACCAGCGGCCGGATTATCCGGCGTCCACAGGGGCGATGGCGCGTTGGCAGCGCTCCACGATTCCGCGAGCGGGCTTGCCGGCAGCCAGTTGACGAAATCCCGCGCCAGATGGGCGGCGTTTCCGGCAACGGCATATCCGCCGGCCGCCGCGCCGAGCGCAAAGATGGCACCCGCTGCATTGCCGGCCTCGGCGAACGCGCCGCCCGCCGCCGCCAGCCTTGCCGCAAAGGCGGCCGTCTCTCCGGTAACGAGATAACCGGCGGCAGCGGGCGACCACAAAACCGCGAACGCCGCAGCGCGGCCGGCTTCTGCAAACGCTCCGGCCGCCGGATTGAATGTCGCCTTGAACGACGCGGCGCTGCCGGTTTCGCCAAAACCGCCACCCGCCGCCGCCAGGTTGAAGCCGAACGCCGCGGCACTGCCGGTTTCGGCGTAGCTTGCTGCGGCCCCGGCAATATCGAGCCCGAACAGCGCCGCCTCGCCGGATTCCGCGAATGCGCCCCCGGCCGATGCAAGGCTGACAAACAGCGCCGACGCTCCGCCGGTCAGCGCGAATGAACCGGCCGAAGCCGTCAGCGTGTAGGACGATGCGGCGGCAGCCGCGATCGCCGCATAGGGATCGCCCGCATAGGCGGCAAGACCATAGAACATCGGCCCGTCCTAGCCTGCCGGCGTGGGCGGCGGCGCGGGCCGTTGCGGCAACGGCTTGCGCGCTTCGGCCGTCCACGCCTCGATCAGCGGCTGAAACGGCGAGATGTCGCCGATGCCCCGGTTCGGCTGCCGCTGCCCGGTGCGCGGATCGGCGCTGTATTCGATCTCGCCTGATGTGTCGTACCACTGCACCGCGTGGATGCCTTGCGCGACCAGCGCCGAGCAATCGACCATGCAGGGGATGCCTTGCACCAGCACCACATTGTCATCGACGATGATCGTGACGCGCATCGAGCAACCTCCCTGCACTTTGGGCGGCAAGCCCGACCGCCTCGACAATGCCAGTGACCATCTCGTTGCGAAGCGTCTCCACCGCGGCTGCCGCCTGCCGCGTCTGCTGGGCGCCCTCGATCAGCAGCATCGGCAGCAATGCCATCGCGCAGCGCCACTCGTCGAGCGTTGCTTCGGACTGCGGATCTTTGCCGATCACCCGCGACCACCACGGGCAGCTGTGGCAGACCTTCGAGGTATCCTGCCGGTGCAGCGGACAGATCGCCCCTTTGCCGGCGTGCGGAATGTGCGCCATCAGTTCTTGCTCGCCAGAATGAGGTCGATGTAGAGGATCGAGAACGAGATGGTGTGGTTGTGCGAACTGCCGGAGCCGGCGGAGTCGGTGGCCGGTGCCGCGTAGACCCCCTGCCCCGCCAGCAGCAGCGGGTTTGCCGAGCCGCCGCTGGACGGCCCGGAGCCTGCGCTCTCGTAGGCGGACATGGTATGCGTATGCGCGGCCAGCTGCGCGCTGGAAAGCGTCGAACTGCCCACCACGGTCTGCGCGTTCACGCTCGAGAAGGCGTTCGATCCGCCGCCGCCGCCGACACCCCCGGCGCCGCTGACCACGCGCAGCAGCTTGTCGTTCTGCGTCGTGATCTTGGTCCAGCCGAGCGGCGCCGACGCCTGCCAGAACAGCATGGCGGTGCCGGGCGGGAAGCCGCCGCCGCCCTTGGCCCGCGATCCCGGGGTGATGAACATCAGAAGTCGCCGTGATCCGAAAGCGCGCTGATCGTCTTGCCCGCGGTGACGGCTGCCAATGTGTTGACCGCCAGCGTGTCGCCGCTCGCCATGAACAGATAGGCCTGGCCGTCCTGATCGCAGGCAAGCCCCGCGATCGCCGAGAGCAGGTTGACCGGCGGCGTTCCGGCCGAGTTGCCGGAGCCCGCGGGAACGGCTGCAGTCGCCAGCAAATAGGTGGTGCCGCTGCGAACCAGCGATACCGCAAGGCTCTGCGCCGCCGTGTCGGTCGACGACGCGTAGAGCGCGACGACCTTGCTGCCGTTTGCGCCGGCGGTGATCAGCGTCACCTGCGCGGTGCCGGTGGCGTTGAGGATCTGCGCGGCGCCCTTTTGCGGCTGGTGGACCAGTGTCGGGAATACGTTCGGGGTGAAGCTCACTCAGATGCCTCCGTAGAGCCGATGCACCGTATGCGCGAAAAATGCCGCGCCCTGCGCCGTCAGCGTGATGATGATGGTGGCGGCCCCGGACAGGTTGATCGGGCTTCCCGAGCTCGAGGAATCGAACACGTTGCGCGTGATCGTGGTGCCGGAACCGCCGACCACGCCCCAGCCATCCTCGAAATTCGATCCGTCGGTGATCGCGTATTCGACGACATCGCCGTTGGTGAACACGCTTGCCAGGGTCTGGAAGCCGCCCGCGAGCGCGGTGGTCACGGTCAAGGGCGACCCCGTCCCGGTGCTCGAGACGTTGACGTTGACCCGGTTGCCGGCCTTGCCTGCCATTTACGTGATCGTCAGGATCGGCGACGGCAGGCTGACGGTAAAGGTGTTGCCGTTGGTCAGCGTGATCGCACCGCCGTAATCCCACCAGCCGATCAAAGGCTGCGTGGCGGACGTGAAATTGTAAAGCACCGCATATTCGAACGGACCGATCGAGCCGCCCGAGGCGGTCCAGGCCGGATTGGTGGCGCCGGCAAACGAGAACGTGCCGGAGGTCTGCGAACCGGCGATGGTCCCGATCGTGGTGCCGCCGGCGGTATAGCCGTTGGCGGTCGAGAGATCCGCCGGCGTGTTGTAGACCGTGTTGGAGGCGACCGGCGCGGTGTTGGTCAGATAGACCTTGTAGACCTGCGATGTGCCGGTCTGCATGTCGTGCATCGCGTGGGCGACGTTGCCGACAAAGCAGTTGAATTTCTGGAAAGTGGCGATGGCAGCCTCCTGTCAGGGCGTGACGCCGGACGGACGGACCGTCATCGGCCCGGCATTGAAGGTCGAGGTCAGTCCGAGCCTGTTCAGCCCGTCGAGCGCGGTCTGAAAGCCGGCGCCCCAGGTCTGCAACCGCGCGTCTTCCTTGATGTAGGGCGCCGTTTCCATCAGCGCGCCATAGAGATAAAGGTCCGGCGCCAGCGTCAGCAGCCAGTTGCTCGCATTCGCCGACAGCGCCGGAATGTTCTGGCGATAGATCATCTCGACGGTGTAGTCTTGGTCAGGGGTCGGACACAGTTCGATCTCGTTGCCGAAGATGGTGAAGAACAGCGGCTGGTTGACGACGTCGCCGGTGGCGTAGCGAAACTCGTCGAGCTGGGTGCCGGACTTGAAGTCGAGATGCGGCTTGCCCTGCACGCTCGACAGCCTCACCCGGCGCATCGACTGGAAATCCGCCGGCAGTGCGATGAATTCAGGCTCGGCCTGCGTGATGTCGATCAGCGCGGCGGACCGCTGTTCCATCTGCCGCACGAACAGGTCGCGGTTGAACTTGGCTTCCGCGAGCTGGATGAAGGTCGGAATCCGCGCGATCAGCGTGGTGTCCTGGTCGCGCGCCAGATATTCGGTCACCGCGCCCTGCAGGTCGCTGTAGGTCTGGATCACGACAGCCCCGCCGACCAGCCGGCCTGCAGCGCGGGCCGGTCGGTGCGCAGATAGAACCATTCGGGGTCGTCCAGCTTGCGCTGCACGATTTCGTCAAACTCCGGCGTAAACATCCGCAAGCCCGTCCTTCCCCGCGCCATTTCTTCCTCGAACCATTTGACCAGGATGACGTTCGGAATCCGCGCGACGTGCCGGCCCCAGTCCGAGCGCTGCTCCTGGCTGCGCGCGAGCTTGTTCCAGTCGAGGATCGGCTCGACGTCCTGGCAATGCGCGACGGTCAGGTCTTCACCGTTGCTGTCGAGATGGATCCGGACCTGCATCAGTAGGCGTCCAGTTCCTCGAGAACGACGGTGAACGTCTCGGCGCTGGCCGGCGAATAGGCGCCGAGCGCCATCAGCAGGCCGTAGAGAATCTTGCCCTGGTACATCTTGACGAACGCCTCGGCGCCGGCGGGGTCCGCCCCGGTGCCCGCCGCTCCGTCGGAGAAGGCGTACATGGTGGAAATATCCATGTTGCCGAGCCAATGGCCCGACAGCGTCGACAGCCAGGTGCCGCCGTCGCCATTGCTCACGGTCGGCGGCGCCTCGTAGAGATGCAGCCGGAAGGTCGCGTTGGTGACCCCGGTGCCGCTCTTGAACAGCCGGTAGCGCATCATGCGGAACTGGCCGGGCCCGAACGAATTGCCGAGTGCGAAGGACATCGGGACGACGGATGCCGCGGTGGTCGAATTGGCGACCAGCGCCCCCGCCGCATAGGCGGTGGTGTTCGCCGGCCGGGTGAA